AACTGGTTCGCCACCCGCGAAAACTACACCGCGCCGTCCGCAGAACCCTATATCGCAGGAGCGAGTAACTTATATGAGTTATCTGACTTTTTCAAAAATTAAAGACTGGGCAACGGGGCTGTTCGCTAAATCTCCCCCGCCCATAGAAGTGCCTACACAAGCCAACAACCCTACGTCGCTGACCACTCAGCAAACAGATGACACGTGGTACACGTCGATATTCTCTCAATTCCCAGACCCCGATGAGGTGCTATCCCGTGCACGGCTGCATCGGGCGGACCTCAAACGCTTGCTGTCGGATGATGAAATTTATCAATGTGTAGAGACGCGACGCGACGCACTTCAATCCTCCCCGCCGCACGTCGAACCTGCGGACAACCCTTACTCGCCCGTCGTTATGGCGATGTTAGAGCCTTTCCTAGCCAAGCTTCGCGTCGGGTTATTTCAGGCTTTGCTCTATGGTTATTCAGTGGTGGAAGTGGTGTATAAACCTTATGAGTTTGACCATAAAATCGAGGAGCTTTGTAAACTCAACAAAGTCCCCGTACCTAAGTACGTCATTGCATGGCTGGGGGAAGTCCCTATTCGGTACTTCGAGCCGCGCCGCGACGGTACGCTTGTGTATCGCTCACCTCTCAGTGGTATGCCCGTCGACGTAGATACCGAGTACAAATTTATCTTGACTTTGAATAACGCCTCCTTTGAAAACCCATACGGCGAGGCTTTGCTTTCCCGTGCCTACTGGGCGTGGTATTTCAGGTTCAATGGTTGGAACTTCTTTGCAAAATTCTTAGAGCGTGCGGGAATCCCCCTCCTTGTGGGCAAGTCCTCAGATACTCAGCGCATGGGGGCTGCGTTGTCTCGTGCCCATGCGAACTCAGTGATTGCGGTAGACCTTCAAGATTCAGTGGAATTGCTTTCTCAGGGTGGTGCGAATCAAGGGAACGCGTTCGACGTTTTTGAATCTGCACTTGTCCGACGTTTTCAGAAACTCTTTTTAGGGCAGACCTTGACCAGTGGGACTGATGGTGGAAGTGGTAACCGCGCTTTGGGTGACATCCATAACGACGTGCGGGGTGACAAAAAATTTGCGGACATTGAACGGGAAAAGATAGGGGTACAAACTTTGGTGAAAGCCTTGTGTGAATTAAATGAATACCCTATACTTAGCGTAGCTTACAGTGGCGCGGTTGACTTAGATGCAGATAGAGCGGCGCGTGATGCAATTCTGACTGAAAAGCTAGGTGTCGAATTCTCAGACACTTATATTTCAAGTAAGTACAGCTTAGAATCTGATGATTTCACGCGGCGCACAGCAACCCCACCACCCTTACCACAGGCAGCATAAAAAATTGAAAAACAGAATTACATTTGCAATTACCCCTACCCTTGCCCCCATCGTGCCTGACAGCACAGCACCCCGTGGTTTCAGTGGGCTTGCTTACGGCGGCGGGGTTATGGAGAATTGGTGCTGTGGGGATGACGACGTATGCGATGTCATCATCGACATGGCTACCCTAATAACCCCAGAGAAGTTCCCCGCCCTTATTGACCATGATTCTGACAAGCGGGCGGGTTACGTAGACTCATGGAGTTCGAGTAATAACGGGCTTGGGGTTATGGGCGTGCTCCTCAGTAATAAACACGGCGCGGGGGTGGCACAAGATTCGGACGAGGGATTCCCGTGGCAAATGTCTGTCGGCTTAGACATCGGCATTGCCTACAGAGTGCCGAGAGGGGACACTATCATTGTCAATGGTAAGACACTTGACGGTGAAATCTTGGTGCTGCGGAACTGCAAAATTAATGAAGTGAGTTTCACCCCCGTGGGTTACGACAGCACCACCACGGCAATAGCATTCAGTAAATCAAATACCCCTACGGAGGGTGATGTTATGGATTTAAAAGAATTGAAAGCAGAGTTGTCTGCTCTGAAAACCAAGAATGAAGCATTAACCACAGAGAACACCAAGTTAGCAACTGAGGTTGCAGAGTTCTCGAAAGCAGCACGTGAGCACGACATCAAAGGCTTATTCAGTAAGTTGGGTAAAGAGTATTCCCCTAACGATGCAAAGGCTATCGAATGGGCTGCATTACCAAGTGCGGCGTTTAGTGCGGTCAAGTCCGCCTTAGCGGATTTCACCCCTACGAAGCTTAACCCTGCATTGTTTGCGCACGCTGTGCCCACCAACTTTGCCCCCACCCCACCCGCTGAGGCAGACGTACTCGCGGCGGCTTTAGATGCTAAGTTCCCCAAAGGAGGTAAATAATGGCAACATCATGGGAAGTTTTAGGTAATCGTTTATCGGATGTTATTACGTATGAAGAAGATGAACGCCAGCGGTTTAGCCGTGAAAACATTAATGTGGCAGCGTCTCAAACCTTAGGGATTGGCTCTCTGGTTGTTAGCACCACGGGTATTGGAGGCACGTTTGTTGAGTACGATGGTTCACAAACTTTAGCCAGTGCAGATGTAGGTATCGTTGTTAATGCCTTGACCACTGATTCAACAGGGGGAGCACAAACGGTTATGGTCTGTCGCCATGCCCGTTACCTGCCCGCTAACTTGGTGTGGAAAACAGGTGTGACCACTTTGCAAAAAACCGCGTTTACCAACGCACTTTTAACTAAAGGCGTTGCGCCTTCAACCGGGGTTTAATACATGGGTGCTAATGTTAATTTAGGCTTATTTAATGCACAGTACATGACTGCGGCAATCAATCGTATGCCCAACGTGTACGATTTAGGTTTGCAGAGTATGTTCCGTTTTGTGGGCGAAACGTCCCCTGTCGCACTGTTAGAAGTGCGTAACCAAAAGCTGAGTTTAATCCCCACGAAACCTTATGGTGGTGTGGCGACGGTGGTAACAGGCAGTGGTCGTGGGCGTATCCCCATTGCCATTCCACACACCCCCGCTGAGGGTCTGGTAAATGCGGCGGACGTTTCTGGGGTTTCCGCATTTGGATCAACCAGTGTCATGGAAACGGTTGCTGATCGTGTTTTAGATGTAACCAACACCATTAAACGTGATATTGACCAAACTATGGAGTTCCGCAGACTGTCCGCTCTTAAAGGCATCGTTATGGACAGCGATGGGTCTACACAACTTCAAAATCTGTACACATTGTTTGGCATTTCACAAACCACGATGGACTTTGAGTTGGGAAATAGTGCAACGGACGTTAAAGCAAAGTGCTCAGATTTGTATGACATTATCTCCCAAAATTTAATGGGAGATAGAATGACGGGGGTGCGCGTCATCGTCTCCAAAGAGTTTTTCAATAAGTTGAAAGACCACAAGTCAGTTAAGGAATTGTATACGGGCTGGGTGGCTGCGGCTACTTTGGCAGGGGCTGCCACTGAGGAGTTTACTTTCTGTGGGGTTACTTTCGTCAAGTCCGTTGCTCAAGTTGGAGGAATGCGTTTCGTCGCCGCAAATGAAGGTCATGCCTACCCAATGGGAACGGTTGACACGTTCCTTGAAGTCGCCGCGCCTTCCCAAACTACACAATGGGTCAATACAGTGGGGCAACGTTATTATGCCCAAACTATGGTGTTGGATTATGACGCGGGCATGGCAATTAAAGCAGAATCAAACGTGTTGCCTTTGTGTCTGCGCCCCGCCGCTTTAGTCAAAGTGTTCACCAGCTAGCATGTTATACGCAACCCGTGATGACATGGTTGCGGCGTTCGGGGCTTCCGAAATCGAAGCCCTTGAAGGCATGGTGTCCAGTGACCCCGTGATTAGCATAGAGGTTTCGGCACGGGCGTTAGAAGATGCTTGTGCTGAGGCGGACAGCTACATCGCGGTGTCATACTCGCTCCCTTTGGCAGCAATTCCTGTGAGCCTAAAACGTACTATCTTAGACATGGCACGTTTTTTGATGTGGAAGGACAGACCTAGCGAAGAGGTCAAGAGCAGATATGACAAAGCGATTAAGTGGTTGGTTTCTGTGGCAAAAGGGCAAGCAGTGTTGATTTTCCCCGAAGGTACTACGCCCCTTGACCACAGCCCGAATACTTCCGCCCCCCATGTACCTGATGCAATTGTGGGCGGGGTGTTTAATGATGAGATTTTGAATTTACAGCCGCAAGCGGCGTGGTTCGGCAATGCCCCCAGCACAACACCATCAGGTAACGCAACTTTAGAGATAACCGTCCCACCTAAGTGGGAAGCAACGGAGTGGTAAAATATGAGTGATTTCAAGGTTTTTAAGACAACGTCCGTACCCAGTACGCCTGTTGCAAATGCGATTTATTTGGTCTCGACAGGCTCATTTGTTGAGATGTATGTCACATCCACTGCGGGCGTGATGAAACGTGTCCCTGTCGAGTCCGATGTTCAAGGGTGGATTAATGACGCTTTGGCGGGGATTAACGGCGTGATGATTGTTGCGGACATCGCAGCACGGAACGCGCTAACGCCCACGTCTAATGCCTTTGTGTACGTCATTGATGCGACTGGAGACGCTACTGTTTCCGTGGGTGCTGCAATGTACTTGTACAACCACGGAACAACGTCGTGGATCAAAGTCACAGAGTACGAGTCTCTGGATTTAGTAATGAGTTGGGCGAACTTAACGGGTAAACCCAGCAGTTCGCCCACTGCAATTGATGCCGCAGTGACCGCCGCAACGCACAGTAACCGCACAGTTCTCGATTTACTAGGGGCTTCGAGCGGCGCATTGACATACAACGGTAGTGCTGTCACCACCCAATGGAGCACTACGGACTGGTAAACTATG